CTATGTTTGGGATACGCAACGAGTTTTTAACAATTTATATAGTGAGGAAGAATCATGATGATGAAGAAAAAAGGTTACGCTAAGGGCGGCATGAAGAAAAAAGGAATGGCTAAAGGTGGAGCCATGATGAAAAAGAAAGGCTACGCAAAAGGTGGTTTGAAACCAGCACCAAACAAAGGTGCAGCATCACTACCTAAAAAAGTTCGCAACCAAATGGGTTTTATGAATAAAGGTGGAATGGCTAAGAAAAAAGGTTACGCTAAAGGTGGTGCTATGATGAAGAAGAAAGCATACGCTAAAGGTGGTAAAGTAGCTATGTACAATCAAGGTGGCATGGTTAAGTCTACTGGCACAATGAATACTGGTATTAAGACTGCTAAAAACACATACAAGTAGGAAACGATATGGCTGTATCATTAAAAACATATTTAAATAAAAAACTAAAAGAAAAAGGCTTAACTGTTAAAGAAGCTAAAAAGAATGCTGGTAAATATAAGAGTATTGCTGCAGCCAAAAAAGCTGGGTCATTATATTACACTAATAAAGAAGGTAAAGTAATGGCAGCTGTCTATGCAGAAGATCTAAAGAAAGCGTCTGTAAGACCTAAAGTTAGACCGAAAAAAGTTCCTGACAAAGCTCAAGGTCCAACTAAAGGAAGTGTAATGACACTTGATGAACAGATGGAAGTGATGGATGCTAATAGAACAACAAGACTTAGCAAACAACTACCTATGAGTACTGCAGGAATTAGAAAGATGGTTCTTAGATCTTTGATGGAAGTTCCAGAAAATCAAAGTCAATCTTCTAGATTTAATGCTTGGTTTAAACAAAATCAAGCTAAGTATAAAAAAGAAGATGGTAGCTACAACTTATCTAAAGCTGTAAAAGATTTTTCTCTACTAACTAAAAGACGGTAACATATATGGCAAACCCTGCTACAGCTAAATACTTTACAAAAGCAAAGAACCTTTCAGCAACATCAGGTGGTGCAAGTGGTGATGTAGTGTATACATGTCCAAACAATCATGTGGCACTTATTACTTTTTTGCATGTATCGAATGGAGCTACAAGTGCAAAGAAGTATAGCATACAGTGGTATGAACTTGCTACAACTACCTACCACAGTGTTGTAGACGAAGTAAGTTTAGCAGCAAGTACAAATGAAAATGTACTACAAGGTGGTGCATATCTTGCATTAGCTGCAGGTGATAAGATTATAGGATTTGAAGAAAGTAGTTCTGACTTCCACGTAACTCTGTCAGGTGCTGAGTATTACCAGCCGACATAACGGGGTTGCAATATTATCTATAGTATGTTATAACTATATGTGTAAAACTACTCCTGCACAAATAAAAAGGAGTAGTGCAATGAAAAAATGGTTAAAAGCTTTAGGTAAAGCTATTCAAGAAAATCAACAAAAACGTGCAGATTATAGAATACTGCAGATGTTAAGTGACAAAGATCTGAATGACCTTGGTATAGGAAGGTCACAAATAAAAGAAGTAATTTATGGCGAGAAACCTCACTGAAAAACAACAAGCATTTATAGATGCATTGTTTAATGAAGCTGAAGGCAACCCTGTTATGGCATTGAAAATGGCAGGGTATGCCGAAGGCACATCTACAACTACGGTTATGGCTCCTCTTAAAGAAGAGATAGCTGAACGTACCCGTGATTTTATAGCAACTCGTGGACCTCAAGCTGTTTGGTCTATGATGCAGGTTATGAGATCCCCCACCGACTTGGGCAATAAAGAGAAGATGGCAGCAGCTAAAGACTTTCTTGATAGAGCTGGCTTTGTAAAAACAGAAAAAGTCGAAGTTAAATCAGAAAGTCCTTTGTTTATCCTGCCTCCAAAAGCAGATGAAAACTAAGACTTGGAAATTACCTAAGCCTGAAAAAGTAGACGGTGAATGGAAATGGGAACCAATAGTTAGAGTTGGAAGATTTATACCATTTGGGTATAGACAAGACTCAGATGATTGTGATATACTACAACCAATTCCAGAAGAGCTAGAGCTTTTTGAACAGGCTAAAAAACATTTAAAACAGTATAGCTACAGAGAAGTAGCTGCTTGGTTAAGTGAAACTTCTGGTAGATACCTTTCACATGTAGGTCTATATAAGAGAGTTAAACTTGAACACAAGCGTAAGAAAGAGGCTTCAGTCCAACGTTTCTATGCCGAAAGGTACAAAGAGGCAGCAGAAAAAGCGGAAAAGCTTGAAGCCCAAAGACTCGGTGCAAGAACCAGAGTTGACTCCAGTCACTCCGAAGTACACGCCTAGTATTGAAGAACAGGTACAAAGAGAAGTAATCTTTGAACCAAACCCTGGCCCACAAACAGACTTCTTAGCTTCAACAGAACAAGAAGTTTTATACGGGGGTTCTGCAGGTGGTGGTAAATCATATGCGATGGTTGCCGACCCTGTAAGATATTTAAATAATCCAAATGCTCGAATGCTTCTGGTACGTAGAAGTACTGAAGAGCTTAGGGAACTTATCTCTGTCTCTAAACAGTTATATCCCAAAGCAATTCCTGGTATCAAGTTTATGGAACGAGATAAGACTTGGGTAGCCCCTAGCGGAGCTACACTCTGGATGTCGTACCTTGACCGTGACGATGATGTTATGAGATACCAAGGTCAGGCATTTAACTGGATTGGTTTCGACGAATTAACGCAATGGCCTACACCCTATCCTTGGAATTATATGAGGTCACGTCTTCGTACAACCAAAGCTAGTGGGCTACCTTTATATATGAGAGCTACTAGTAACCCAGGTGGTCCTGGCCACCAGTGGGTAAAGAAAACATTTATAGATCCTAGTACACCTAATGAAGATTTTTGGGCAACAGATACAGACAGTGGTGAAGTCATCTCTTGGCCGAAAGGACATTCAAGAGAGGGTGAGCCATTATTTAAACGTAGGTTTATACCTGCTACCTTATTCGATAATCCTTACTTAGCTGAGGATGGAATGTATGAAGCAAACTTGCTTTCACTTCCAGAACATCAACGTAGGCAGCTATTAGAAGGTGATTGGGATATTAACGAGGGGGCAGCATTTCCTGAGTTTAACCGTAACATACATGTGGTAGAACCGTATGATATACCAAAAAGCTGGGTTAGGTTTAGAGCTTGCGACTATGGTTATGGTTCTTATACTGGTGTTGTATGGTTTACTATTACCCCAGCAGAACAGCTGGTTGTATACAGAGAGTTATATGTTTCAAAGGTTACAGCTACAGATTTAGCTGATATGATACTTGAAATAGAAGACGGAGAAAAAATACGCTATGGGGTTTTAGACTCTAGTCTTTGGCACAATCGTGGTGATACTGGTCCTTCACTGGCGGAACAAATGATAATGAAGGGTTGTAGATGGAGACCCTCTGACAGATCTAAGGGTTCTCGTGTCGCAGGTAAAAACGAATTACATAGAAGATTACAGGTAGATGAATTTACAGAAGAACCTAGATTAATCTTTTTTAACAACTGTACTAACATTATTTCACAACTACCTGCTATACCACTAGATAAAAATAATCCAGAAGATGTGGATACAAAAGCAGAAGATCACTTGTATGATGCTTTACGATATGGTATAATGACTAGACCACGTAGTAGTATATTTGATTTTGATGCTAGTACTCAAAGATCTGGATTTCAAATATCAGATTCAACGTTTGGTTATTAAGGAATTAATATGGAAGAAGATAAAATCCTAGAAAACGAAATGATGATGGATGCTGAAACGGCATCATCAATAGACGATGTAGATAAGGATTTGTTTCATGATCCGCAATCTGGTCAGATTGTTCAGTTTGTTAAAGAAAAGTATAGTAAGGCTAATACGGCTAGGCAACTGGATGAAGAACGTTGGATTCAAGCTTACCGTAATTATCGTGGTATATATGGACCAGATGTACAGTTTACTTCTACAGAGAGATCTCAAGTCTTTGTTAAAGTTACTAAGACGAAAGTACTAGCAGCTTATGGTCAGATAGCTGATGTATTGTTTGGTGGTAACAAGTTTCCAATTACCATTGACCCTACTAAACTTCCTGAAGGTATTGAAGAGGTAGTAAACTTTGAAACTAATCCACAGATTAGAAAAGCTGTAGCTGAACAACCAGAAGCTATGGAAGAACTACTTCCAGGAGAAACACACCAAGAGTTTACAGAACGTCTTGGTTCTATGAGAAAAAAGTTAGAACCTGTTCTAGATGATATAGAATCTGGATTTAATGGTAGTGCTACTGCAGCTAACTTTTATCCTGCAGAAGTTGCTGCTAAAAAGATGGAAAAGAAAATCCATGATCAGCTAGAAGAATCTCATGCAAAGAAACACCTTCGTGCTGCAGCTTTTGAAGCTGCCCTGTTTGGTACAGGTATCATGAAAGGGCCGTTTGCAATAGATAAAGAATACCCTAATTGGAATGATCAGGGTGAATACTCTCCAGTATTTAAAACAATTCCACAAACATCGTCTGTATCTATCTGGAACTTTTATCCAGACCCTGATGCAGCTACGATGGAAGAAGCAGAGTATGTATTAGAGCGTCATAAGATGTCACGCTCTCAATTACGTAGTTTAAAAAATCGTCCTTACTTTCGTAAGAATGCGATTGACCATGCACTAACTCTTGGTGAAAATTATAACAAAGAGTGGTGGGAACATATTATGGAAGACAACACCGAACAGGATCAAGCAGATCGTTTTGAGGTCTTAGAGTTCTGGGGTTTTGTTGATACAGATATTGTTAAAGATCAGGGTGTAGAAATTCCAGCAGAGTTAGTAGACTCTGAACAACTTAGTATGAATGTCTGGGTATGTAATGGACAAGTAATTCGTTTAGTAATGAATCCATTTACTCCTGCATATATCCCATACTTTGCTGCACCTTATGAAATGAATCCTTACAGTGTTTTTGGTATAGGTATCGCAGAAAATATGGATGATACCCAAACACTTATGAATGGCTTTATGCGTATGGCAGTTGATAACGCTGCCCTATCTGGTAACTTGCTAATTGAGATAGACGAGACTAATCTCGTCCCAGGGCAAGACCTCTCCGTGTATCCAGGCAAAGTGTTTAGGAGACAGGGAGGGGCGCCTGGTCAGGCTATCTTCGGAACTAAATTTCCTAACGTATCTAACGAGAACATGCAGATGTTCGATAAGGCAAGGGTATTAGCCGATGAATCAACTGGATTTCCATCTTTCGCTCATGGTCAAACAGGCGTACAAGGCGTGGGCCGTACTGCTTCTGGCATTAGTATGCTCATGTCTGCTGCCAACGGCTCTATCCGTAATGTAGTTAAAAACGTAGATGACTATTTACTAGCACCACTAGGTAAAGCATTCTTTAACTTTAACATGCAGTTTGACTTCGACGATGAGATCAAAGGAGATCTTGAAGTCAAAGCTCGTGGTACAGAAAGCTTGATGGCTAACGAAGTACGTAGCCAACGCCTAATGCAATTTATGCAGGTCGTATCCAACCCAGCGCTTGCACCGTTTGCTAGGATGGATTATATTGTTCGTGAGATTGCTAAGTCTATGGATCTTGATCCAGATAAAGTTGGTAACAATATGTCAGAAGCAGCTATACAAGCTGAGATACTAAAACAATTTCAAGCAGCAAATCCACCTGAACCACAGCCAGGTCCACCTCAAGAAGGCGCACAGGGCGCTCCTGCTGGCGCACAGGTGCAAGATACCAGTGGCGCAGGGGGAGGTACTATAGGAACAGGAACAGCACCTCAGCCAGGAGAACAGGGCTTTTCAGGCAATACTGGTGAAGAACCTACAGTACAATGAAGCTAGTCGTGAATAATACATTAAAACCTTTTGTAAACAATCCAGAATTTTATACCCCTTATATAGAGGAGATAGCTGAACGGATTGCATTTACTCATGTTGCTCTAGAACAATCTAGAGAGTTAGATGAAATCTACAGACTACAGGGTGAGATACGTGCATTACGTAGTCTGTTAAAACTACGAGAAAAAATAAATGCCTGAGTTTACGGATCGTGATCGTTCTATTATAAGAAATGCTATTAACCTTGAGTGGTTTTTAAGTGCAATAGATAAACGTAATCCTGAACACGAAGAAGAAGGTGCAGCTCATACTGAAAGTTATGAGTATAATGGTATGAATATACTAGTACCAAGAGTTCGTATAGTAGATGGCAAAGCTGTTTTAAATGAAGATCCTGTAGAAGAGTCTGTAAAGAGGGGAGACTTTCTTGTTGTACCCAAAGGAGAAGATCCAGATCAGTATTCTCAAGATCTAAGTAAGGTAATAGGTAAGTTTAGGTACGGATACTCTAGTGGTGGACTTTCTTTAGATAGTATACCATTTTTTAAAAGGCCAATAGGTGCTAGTAAAAATGATCAGATTGTAGGTTACGTTGACGGTGATAAACGTTTTCCTATTTATCAAAGTGCAACTGGTGGTCAGTATACTATAAATTTAGCTGAAGACCAAAGAACTGGAATGCAGCAATTTAAACAGGATACCTTACCTGTTATAAAAAATTGGATTAAAAACCCAACTGCACCCTCATTAGATCAGATAAAAGAAATGGGTAAAGCCATTGCAAGTTCTGTATATGAAACAGCTAGTATACCTGCAGATTTACTAACGGGTAAAAAGTCTGCTATGGATGTAACCTATCAAGATGTGGCTGATATTGCTACAGGTGTAGGAACCGCATCAGCAACCTTTGAAGTTCCTGAAGGTGCGTTAAGAGTCTTTGGTGGCGTTGGTGCTAAGAAGACTAAAAACTTTAAAGAAGCTCAATCATTTCTGCAAGATGAAATGAAGAAAATAAATCCTAACAACCCTGATCAATTTTATTGGGCAAACTATAGAACATGGAAAAAGACTGGTTGGTATATTGATCCTGCAGATAAACAGTGGCGTTTTGAAATTGACGACTCAGCTTCAAAACCTACCCTTGAAAATTTACAGATGACAACATATGAGTTGTTAGAACAAACTTCACTTGGCAAAAGTAATAATGTAGAAACTACTTTATCTCAAATATTTAAACACGATAAGTTATATAAACAATACCCACACTTAAAAGATATGAAAGTAGTTTTATATAATGACCCTAATAGTTCGACACTAGGTTCTAAAATTGTTGGTGAAAATACTATAACAGTAAATCTTGACGCTCATAGATATGATTTTGTAGAACAAAAAACTCGTGCAGGTGGGCTAGAAAATGATACAGCTCAAGGTAACTTAGCTAGAACTATACTACACGAAATTCAACATGCTGTACAAGAGTATGAAGGATTTACAAAAGGTGCTAATCAAGCTAACATTCCAGATGAATTACTGGCCAATACAGCTTATAACTTAGGTAATATTTACAACAAAGCTGATGCTTCTTTTAATGATAGTGTTGCAAAAATTAATGATATAATGACTAGCCTTCCAAAAATTCCTGGAGTAGAATTTAACATAGCAGGTTATTTTCCTAGAGGTTATAATCAATTAGACATAGGTTATAACGGAGAAAGAGCAAGAAAACAATTTCAGGATATGGTTAAAATACATAATATCCCAGAAGGGTCTCCTTCTTATAAGGCTATTAAAAAAGAAGTAGAAAATATAATAAAAGCAGTAACTGATAGAAGAGCTGCTGAACGATTACAAAGCAAAATGGAAACTGAGTTTTACATGGGTGCTGGGGGAGAGATAGAATCTCGACTTGTTGAAGATAGGTATTTATTTACAGAAGCAGATCGTGCAGAAAGTTTTCCTGTAAAAGCCCGAGAAACAATGTTAAAGTCTGAAGTAGACAAAGGTGAAATAGAAGACACATCTACTTTCGCAGGTCAAAAAGGTGTTGACCCGTATCAACCCAGAAGAGTTTTTGAAGGTGAGGGTATCGGTCAGAGAGATATAATGTTAGACTTAAGTTGGAGAGATTTTAGACGACCTAAAGATTCTCAAGGTAAGCTTGTTAGAAATACTCAAAAGGCAGCATGGGGTAAACTAAGAAGTATCTTTAAAGATGACCCACGACTTAATTTTATATTAGATCCTAAAAATAAAGGTAAAAAATTTGAATACAAAGGCAATACTTACATACTAAAAGACTTAGTAGATGGTGAGTATGCAAAAGAAGGTTTACCTAAAGATAAAGGTGTTTTTACTTTAGATCATTTACAAAGAAACCCATATAGTAAAAATGCATCGGAAAAATATGTACAGATTCCAGAGATAGTAGCAGAAAGAACTGATGGTCAAACTGCTAGAATAGGTTTACATCATTTTGTAGATGATACTCAAAAATATGCAGATGTAAAAATAAAATCTGATGATGATGATAGTATCTTTGGGGCTATAAAGAAAACATTCGGATTTGCCGAAGGTGGGGCAGTAGATAAACAAATGGACGAATTATTCGCAGGGAGTATATAACATGCAGAACAACGCAGTACCACCGCAGGGTGGTCTCACAACAGATGGACAAAAGGTAGACCCTGTATCAGGTAATGAAGTTCCTTTAGGTTCAAATGCACAGGAAGTACGTGACGATCTTCCAGCTCAGTTATCTGAGGGGGAGTATGTTGTACCTTCTGATATTGTTCGTTATTATGGTGTAAAGTTTTTTGAAGATCTTCGAGATCAAGGCAAGGGTGGACTAAATGAAATGGCTGCTAATGGTCGTATTGGTGGACAACCTATGCCTCAAGGTGGACCTCAAGCTAACGATATAACTCCTGAAGAAATGAAACAAATGCAAAGTATGACTCAGGGTTATTATACTGGTGGCTTTGGTACTAGAGAATCTATTACAACTCCTTCAAGATATACAGGTGCTTTTAGTTGGGAAACCCCAGACCCAGAAGAAACTAGTGGTGGTGGAGAAGACGAAGGTACTCAAGTAACTTTATACTGTCCTGATGGTTCTGTAAATGTTTTACAGTTACCTGCTGACCAAGATAGATACAATGAACTTACCCAACAAGGTTGTGGTGTTGATTCAGCTATTGCTCAACCAGCTCAAGATGATGACGGACCTGACCCAGATGATATGCCAAAAGCAGATCCAACTGCTTGGATGGAAGACTATGGTTATGTAAAATGGGAAGATCGACTTAATCCTGAAAACGATGGTAAGACAGAAAGTTGGCAGGACATTTGGCAATCTTCTATGGATGCACTTGAAGAAAAAGATCAAAACTTTATTGAAAAACTTTTATCAGGTGGTGCTATTGGTAAATTTCAACAGGCAACTACAGCAGCTCAAGTAGCTGGTAACTGGGCTGTTTTAAATGCTAACGCTCAAACAGATGAAGAAAAAGCACAGGTTGCAAAACTTAAAGCAGAGTGGGATAAGTATGTAAAAGAAAAAGGTTTGGGTTTACTACCAGATGAATTTATTAATGGCGATCAGTTTGCAAAACAAATTAGTTCTACTCAAGTAGATTGGGCATTAGCAGAAGATGATGTAGATATAAATGGTGATCCAATATTTAATAGCACAGAAGAGTTTATTGAACAGATGGAAGAAACTGCATCAGATAAAGATAAAGGTATAACTGCTACTTACATAGCACCTGGAGCTACATATACTGATTCTATAACAGGAGAGCAAAAGACTAATACTGGAGAAGGTTTTCTCCAAATGGACTACGATGATAAAAAAGCAGGCTATCTAGCAACTGTAAAACCAAAGCTTAGACCTGAAACTTCAAAAATAATAGATGGTAATCAAGACGATGATGATGACGATGAAGGTCCAGAGGTAACATTACTTCCTGACGAATTAAGTTTTGAAACTCCTTTTGATAACACACCAACTACTGATGTTGGACTAACTGATGATGACATGGGTTTACCATCAGAGCCAGTAGACTTTTCTCAGTTTGAAACAGCATCAGTACCTAATAAAGATATGACTATGGCAGAACAGTATGCATCATATGGTCAAGGTAAAGCTGGAGAGGTTGATGATGGTTCATACGAAGTTGCGACTAGTGATCCTACTGCAGCGTTTGATAAGTTTATAGAAGATACAAGTCAACCTCTTGAAATAACTACCTACACAGGTCAACCTCAAAAAGAAGATACAGGTAGTTATGACGAAGCTCCTGTTACTTACACACCACCAGCTGATGACGATCCTACCCCTGCTTTTACTTATACTGCACCTGCTAGTGATCCATACGCAGAGCCAGGTAGACCTACAAGTAGTAGTAATGATGATGATCCAAACTCCATCTTTAACCCAAGCTCTCCTATAAATACAGCTGGAAATAAAAACGTTACAAAAACTTCATTTGATAATCAAAGTGCAGCAGAAGAAGCTATGTATGGTGGTAGTTCTACAAGTAGTTCACCTTCTTACAGCAAACCTGCAAACGATCCATATGCAGAAAAACGTGGAGGTAGTTCTAGCTCAAGTAGTTCTAGTTCTAGCTCAAGCAGCTCAAGTAGTAGTAGCAGTGGAGGTGGTTGTGTAATTGCAACTCACGCTGTAGCTAGTGGTTCATTTCAATGGTCAGATAAAGAAAACGCTATGGAATGGTGCAAGAAAACACTTCACGATAAATGGTGGGGTGAGACAATGCGTAGAGGTTATAGATACCTAGGACGTAAACATATTGCAAATGGAACTGCAGAAACAGTATACAAAGAGTTTAAAGAATGTATTGAGTGGGCAAATGGTAAACGTCCATTTGAAACTAAAATTGCAGCTAGATATTATTATCGTGCAATACAAACATTTTTTGTTGGACTATTTGTAAAGTAAGTGTTATAATGGATATAACTGAATATATAAACAAAGTGGCAGAGCGCCACAAGACTCTTTCTGATGAAGAGAAAGAAACTGTTAGACGTACAGTAGGAACTCCTGTAGGAAGCATCATAACAAAACTATTGCCTGAGTTAAGGCAAGCAGTTACTATTGGTAAACCTACAGAAGCACAACCTAAGCGTAGTGGCTTAGGATCACGATAGGCGATAAGGCTACCCAGCGCAGCTGGCCCCAACATAAGGAGAATATAAATGCCTGAATTACAAGCAGTAGAAACCCCAAAGAATGCTGGTTTTGTACAACGTGGAAGTAACTATGCACGTAAACAAGAACGAATGAAACAAGAAGAAGAAGAAATTGCTAGACTAGAGGCACAGGCTCGTGGCGAAGAAGTTGAAGAGAATGAACCCGATGGCGAAGGATCTGAGACAACCGAAGTACAAGCCACAGGTGATACCGAACAAGAAGAAACCGACACTAAAGAAGAAGCACAAGAAGATGATTCTAACTTAAGTCGTGAAGAAAAGTCGTTTAAGAAACGTTATGGTGATCTTAGACGACATATGAATGAGAAAGAAAAAGAGTGGAAAGAAAGACTTTCTGCGTTGGAAAAACGTATGGAAGGTGAAAACATTCGTCCACCAAAGTCCAATGAAGATATAGAACAGTGGGCTAATAAATATCCTGACGTAGCTGGTATCGTAGAAACGATTGCAGCAAAGAAAGCACAAGAGATGTTTTCTAAAGCTGAAGGTAAACTGCAAGAGTTAAATGAAGCTCATGAAGAAGCTTCTCGTGTAAAAGCAGAAAATATAATTCGTAAAACACACAAAGACTTTGATGATTTACGTGCAGCAGATGAGTTTCATGATTGGGCTGAAGAACAACCTAAGTGGGTTCAAGATGCTTTATACGAAAACTCAGACGATCCTAAGTCTGTAATACGAGTTATTGATCTTTACAAATCTGATAAAGGTTTAACTCCTGCAGCAAAGAAAGAAAAAACAAAAGCAGCAGCTTCCTCAGTTACTAAACGTAGTAAGACACAGGTAGATGTAGCTGATGCTAATGACGTAATTCGTGAATCAGATGTTGCTAAGATGTCTGATAAAGAGTTTGAAGAACGGTCAGACGATATTAATAAGGCTATCCGTTCAGGCAAATTTCTATACGATGTTTCTGGCAAAGCCAGATAAACTGTTGACAATAAACAAATCAGCAGTATAACTATGAGAATAGAGACAAAAGCCTCTTGATGACTACCTTTTGTCTCGACTCAATTTCCGAAAGTCTAAAACTAATAAGAACTACCTGCTCAAGTACAGGCCCGTTAATTATCTGGTAGGCCAACTAGATAGGAAACGCACCCTAGAAAACGAACAGCCTCTTGTCGGTGTTTAGCTTTGTAACTCGAAGCCAAATATCAGGAGGATTTACTATGGCTTTTACAACTGCAACGGGTCACGGAAATTTACCAAACGGTAATTTTAGTTCCGTAATCTATTCCAAAAAGGTGCAGCTTGCATTCCGTAAGTCTACGGTTGCAGGTGACATCACAAACTCTGACTATTTTGGCGAGATCGCTGCTCAAGGTGATACCGTTAAAATTATCAAAGAACCTGAAATCTCAGTTAGTTCTTATGCACGTGGTACAACAATCACTGCACAAGATCTTGACGATGAAGATTTTTCTCTTGTCGTAGATAAAGCAAACTACTTTGCGTTTAAAATCGACGACATTGAAGAAGCTCACTCACATGTGAACTTCATGGACTTGGCTACTAATCGTGCAGCATATCGCTTGTCAGATCAGTACGACCAAGAAGTATTAGGCTACTTGGCAGGATACAAACAGTCTGCACTACATACTGCAGCTGATACTGTAAACGACCAAGTAAACGGTACAAAAGCTGTTTCAACCGCAGGTTCAGACGAATTGCTTTCAAGCATGAAGCTGAAAAAAGGTGACTTTGGCAACATCACAACAACTTCTGCTGGCGATCACTCGATTCCAGTAGCAGCTCGTTTGCCAGGAGCAACAGCTTTACCAACAGCCACAGCTTCACCAGCAATGGTTGTAGCTCGTATGGCTCGTCTACTTGATCAACAACAAGTTGATAAAGATGGACGTTGGTTGGTTGTAGATCCAGTATTCATGGAAATTCTACGTGATGAAGACTCACGTCTTTTCAACGCAGACTTCGGTGAATCAGGTGGACTACGAAATGGTCTTGTCTTGAATAACTTCCACGGATTCCGTGTATATACTTCAAGCAACCTACCATCAGTCGGTACAGGCCCAGGTACAACTGGTTCTGCTAACCAAAACACTAACTATGGTGCTATTGTTGCAGGTCATGATTCTGCTGTCGCAACTGCGGAGCAAATCAATAAGACTGAAACTTACCGTGATCCAGACAGCTTTGCTGACATCGTTCGTGGTATGCATCTATATGGTAGAAAGATCCTTCGTCCTGAAGGTATCGTTACTGCCAAGTACAACGCAGCGTAAGGGAGGATTGAACTATGGCATTAGGTGATAACACACTCCAAGCGGCACGAGGTAACTCACAACGTGGACGCAACCCTTATTACGTTCAAACTGTATTGAACTTAGCAACTGCTTTGTCTGACAAAGGTACTGCATTAGCAGCAGCTGATGCTATTCCTGTAATTGCTGTACCAAAAGGTCATATGGTATTAAATGCAGGTATTGAAGTTGATACTCAATCCGATGGTTCTACTTTTACAGTAGACCTAGGTATGGTAGATGCTGACGTATTTGTTGATGGCTTTGACGGTACATCTGCAGCAGCAGTAGTTGCACAAAACCCTGCAGCATATCAGCCAGTAATGGCTGTAGCTAATGACAACATTGATTTGACAATAGCTACATTGTCAGGTGGTGCTGTTACTACAGGTAAATTCCGTATCTGGGCTGTTCTTATGGACTGTACAGATGCAGGTAATGACGGTACTGCTAATGAAGTG